CCTGAGCAGGCAGGAAAACTTCAATATGCAGCTCCGCCTGCCAGGTATCGCTGTCCAGCTCTTCGCCCGTGTATTCAGCGCCGGTGAGATAAACGGCAATTGCCGGAAAATCTTCCTCATCAAAAACAGCGGGGCGACCATCAAAAAGCGTCGCCCCGGTGTCATGCTTCTCCAGTGCATCCAGTACGGCTGCACGGAGTTCAGTATGTTTCATCGCTTTATTACCATTCTCAGTTGATGCTGCAGCGCATAGCCCAGCTCTTTCGGAAGACGCTCACGCCGTATCCGCTCAATATTCTGTTTAAACGCCGTGGTAAGCGGCACCGCCATCGGGATTTTCACCACATCAATGGGGTAACGGTTTTTCCCGGCCACACGCTGCATGACATGCCACCGCCCATTTTTCAGTTGCTGAATAAACGCGCCGGGAATACGACGGTTACCCACCACAAGCACGCTGCCGCCACCTTTCAGGGATGAACGCTGCCCCTTGTTACGACGCCTGCGGCGGGACAGGACAACCCGCGCATTACCCAGCCTGATTACGGGCAAATCCCCCCGGTTAACTTTGATTCTGGCCTGCGGATTTTTAACCGTGGCCCTTTTCAGCCTGGCCCTTTCCTTTACCAGTTTCCGGCGTACCTTTGTCTCACGGGCAACCTGTGACGCAGACTGCGATATCGCGGATGAAGCAACGCGGTTAATGGCCATTGCGGCGGCACCGGGCACCGCCGTTTTGCTGATACGGCTGAGGTTTTCAACGGCCTGCTCAAGACCTTTTATGGGCATATCTCCCCCTTTCAGCGGCGACGGTTAACGGCAGGCGGTACGCCCCGCCCAAGCCAGAGATGACAGCTTCCGCCATCATCCGGCGTAACCCGATCTACCCAGAAGTTTTCCTCACCGATGGTCAGTGTGTCTCCGCGCCGCAGCTGCTGCACATCATCAGTCCGGACAAACAGGGACGGGCTGGAGCCTTCAACGCGCACGCCCTGTCCGGCATAGCTGATATTTTCAGGGTCATCAAAAACACCACGTATTACTGCGCCGGACTGCTCACCGGATGTAATGGTGGCTGACGTTCCCATGTACCCGCGTATCGTTTCATCGGCGCGGGCAATGGCGGCATCGAACAGGTTATCGAAATCAGCCACAGCGCCTCCCGTTATTGCATTCTGGCCAGGCCACGTTCTGTCATTTCAGCTGCCATACCGGCAGAGACACGAAACGCCGTTCCCGGCAGCACAAATGCCACAGGTTCATCCCGCGTGGCGTGAAGTGCATCAGTATGCAGCGTCACCAGTGCCACGACCGTGACCAGAGCAGCCGTATCAATCATGGTATCCGGCTGCGCTGATACCACCTCATTTTCATGTCCGGTCAGCGCATTTTCCGGTCTGAGAGGGGTATCCTGACCGGCAGCGTCATCCGTGTCATCAAGCTCTTCTTCCAGCTCTGCCACACGGAGCGCCAGTTCTTCTTTCGTCCCCGTCAGGCTGACATCACGGTTCAGTTGCTCACCCAGCGACCGGAGACGGACAATCAGTTCATCTTTCGTCATGGACTCCTCCACAGAGAGAAAATGGCCCCGAAGGGCCACGATTACGCCAGTTGTACGGACACGAACTCATCAGGGTCAGCCAGCAGCATCAGCGGTGCTGACTGAATCATGGTGAACTCACGCGCCGGATCGCCGGTGGTCACCCAGTTTTTCGGGTAACGGGCAGAGGCGTTAATGCCTTCGCGCTGTGCGTCCGCATCCTGAATGCAGCCATAGGTGCGCAGACCGCGTGCCTGAGTGTTCCCCAGCACCATCGTGTTGTCCGGCAGGAAGTTCTTTTTGACGCCGTTTTCCACGTACTGTCCGGAATACACGACGATGGCCACATCGCCATACATCCCCTTATAGGACACCGCTTTACCCAGGTCTTTCACCGCTGTCTCCAGCTCGGAATGAGAGCCACGACGGGTATCCAGCTTCTCCCTGACGGCTTTGAAGGAACGGAACAGCGCCCAGCCTTTCGGATCAAACACGATGATATTCACCACACCGCTGGCGTTCAGCGCGTAGGCTTCGATATCGTCGGTCGGGTCATACGTGGACTTGTCACGCTTGCTCCACTCCGTGCCACCGGACTGTGTGATGTTGTTCGCCGCACTGCGGCCCATATCCACCTCAACCGGATCAAAGGCTTCACCGGTCATGGTGTATTTGCCCTTAAGCACGGCAGAAACTGCCTGCATCTCTTCGACCTGGGCAATCGCCAGATTTTCATCCAGCATATTCTGCCGAATAATACGGCGACGACGGTAAGCCGGGTCAGCCAGGTTCTGCGGATCTTCATCCGGCAGGCGACGCAGGGTCATCTGCGGATTCACCTCATGCTTCGGCTTGACATAACCCGGCGTAAATTCAGATGTGGAGCCGCCACGGGAGCGGATAACCTCACCGGAAACAATCGGCGAAACGTACAGCGCCATGTTTACCAGTCCCGGAATTTGCGAGAGATAGACTTTTTCCGTGGTGAAAGGATAGGTTTCACGGAAAAACAGGCGCAGAAACAGCGGATCGAACTTAAAGTGATGCTGGGTCGATGCCAGTAATTCTGCAGTTGTATATACAGACATAAATTATTTCCATAAAAAAAGCCGCACAGGCGGCCTTTGTTGATGAAGGGGAAGATTAAACGATGCTGATTGCCGTTCCGGCAAACGCGGTCCGTTTTTTCGTCTCGTCGCTGGCAGCCTCCGGCCAGAGCACATCCTCATAACGGAACGAGCCGGACTTGTAGAACGTCAGTGTGGCGCTGGTCTGGTCAGCAGCAACCGCCAGAATGCCAACGGCTGCACCGTCGGTTGTGCCATCCCACACAACCAGCTTACGGGTAGTGCCATCCAGCATCAGCGGGGTCATTGCAGGCGTTTTCGCACTCAATCCGCCAGGCGCAATTGCTGTATGAGCCGGATCACTGTTACCCAGCGGCTGGTAATGGTTAAACTCTTCTTTTGTCGCCATAACTGCCTCTTATACCGGTAAAGCTTCAGGTGTATTAATTAATTCTTTATTGGTATCAGATGCCAGGTTACCTGCAGCCAGCGGTGCCGGTGCACCCTGCATCAGACGATCCAGCGCAGTATCACTGCGCGCCTGTGCACTCTGTGGTGCAGCTGCCATAATGCGGCGGGCCGTTTCCACGGTCATACCGGGGGTTTCTGCCAGCACGCGTGCCTGTTCTTCGCGTCCGTGAGCCACCTCACAGTTGAGGATCCCCATAATGCGGCTGTTTTCTGCCGCAACCGCTGCGGTGATCTGCGCGTTCACGTCCGGTTGCGCCGCGCTGGCGTTTTCGCCCTCCGTCGCTGGCACCACGTCAGTAACGTCAGCCTGCGAAGCAGTGGCTGAAACAGTTGTTGATTGAGTCTCTTTGGTCATTCGCCCTCCTGAGAGTCGGGATTTACGTGCATCCAGTGCATCACGCATAACGGTGATCGCATCGGTGCTGTTAACAAGTTCATCAGCCAGTCCGGCATCAATGGCCTCCTGACCGCTGTACACTGCAGCCTCGGTATCCAGCACGGCCTGCACGGACAGACCGGTATATGCCGACACCTTCTGCGCAAACATCTGACGGGTTGCATCCATCCGGGACTGCAGTGTCTCCCGGACGTCATCCGGAAGATGGCTGTAGGGGTTGCCATCCACCTTATGGCTGCCGCTGTAAATCAGCGTGATTTCCACACCCTGTTTCTCCAGCGCAGCACCGTAATTACTGTGAGCCATCATGACGCCGATGGAGCCTGTCCGGGCGGTCTGCGTGACCAGACGCCGGGAAGCGGCGCTGGCAAGCAGCTGACCTGCACTGCAGTTCATGTCGTTGGCCAGCGCCCATACCGGTTTTATGTCACGCACACGGGCGATGATGTCAGCGCAGTCAAATGCTCCCGCCACCATTCCGCCGGGCGTGTCCATATCGAGCAGAATGCCGTCCACCATCGGATCGCTGGCAGCCTGTTGCAGACGGGCGATAATGCCGTTGTAACCGGTCATCCCCGAATACGGCTGCAGCGCCCGCGTCCGGCTGACCAGCGTGCCGGAAACCGGCAGCACGGCGATCCCGTTCATGACCTGATAACTGCGGGCCTGTCGTGGTCCGTCATCATCACCGGATAACGCCAGCGTCGCGGGTGCCTCCGGGGCAGTCAGGCTGTCGCCGGATACTGCATCCGTCAGGCGGCTGATCCCAAGCTGGCCTGCAAGCGCACAAAAGAAAACCCGCGCATAGGCGGGTTCAAGCATCAGCGGCTCATTAAAAGCCATGCTGGCAATATGCGGGAGATTACGCAGCTCTGCTGTCACTCTTCTCCTCCTCTGTTGATTGTCGCAGTCCGGATTCAAATGCCGCAGCCGCCCAGGCGGGCGGTTTAAGACCAGCCGCGCGGCGCTCCATCGTTTCACGGACCTGCTGGGCAAAAATTTCCTGATAGTCATCGCCGCGTTTTGCACACTCTTTCTCGTAGGTACTCAGCCCGGCTTCTATCAGCATCACCGCTTCCTGTACTTCTTTCAGACCATCGATGGCCATACGACCGGAGCCTATCCAGTCACAGTTCCCCCAGGCACTTCGGGCTTCCTGAAAACTGAAGCGCGCTTTTGAAGGTAACGTCACCACGCGGCGAACGATGGCCTCTTCCAGCCAGCACAGAAACATCTGGCTCGCCTGACGGGATGCGACGAATTTTCGCCGCCCCATAAA